TTGTTTTTGAGAATTGGTCGATTGGTGAATTTAACCCCGATAATTTGCAGACGTCTTGCGGAATGGACTTTGGATTTAGCATTGATCCTGATTCTTTAACGGAAGTAGCTATTGACAAGAAACATAAGAAGATATATTTACAGGAACATATTTATCGTAACGGATTAAAGTCGCATGATCTTGCAAAGATTGTATTGGATAAGGTCGGGAATAAATTAATTATTGCTGATTCTGCTGAACCAAGATTGATTGAGGACTTAAAACATTTAGGTGTTAATATTAAAGCAGTAAAAAAAGGAACGATTGAAAGTGGAATAACGAGAATGCAAGATTATGAATTAATCATATCAGAAGATTCTACTAACATAGCTAAGGAACTTAACAATTATGTTTATGCAGATAAAGGATCAAAACTTTATGTAGACAGTTACAATCATGCTATTGATGGTATAAGATACAATATAATATATCACCTAGACAATCCGAATATCGGCAAGTATTTCGTGCAGTAAACTAAATATTAACTTTTTCTATAACCTATTATGAAAGTCAAGATAAAAAAAGAGGGCAAAACTAAAACATTCAACTTAATTAAAAAGTGGTCAGATGTTACATTAGAAACTTGGCTTAAATTGATTGAATTTGAAAAAGGAAGTAAGACAGAAGAAGCATCTTTAACAATAGAAGCATTATCTAATATACCTAAAGACTTAGTCAAAGAATTAGCATTAGCTGATGTTGCTCAAATTATGGGTTTGATAGGTAAACTTCAGGAAGAACAAGATAGTTCTTTAAAACGTATTATAACAGTCAATGATGTAGAATATGGCTTTCATCCAAACCTTGACGATATTACTTTGGGTGAATATGCAGATATTGAAACTTATATAAAAGCGGGAGTAGAAAAGCACCTTCCTGATTTGATGGCTATTTTATACAGACCAATAAAGGAAAAGAAAAATGACATTTATATAATTGAAGCCTATGATGGTGATATACGAATGCGGGCGGAAGAATTAAAGTTGATGTCAGCGGAACAAGTGCAAAGTGCATTGGTTTTTTTTTACGATTTCGCGAAGGTATTGTCAGAGACTTTGCAATTATATTTGATGGAGCGGCAGAAGGGAATGATCAGGCAGTAGCAACAGAAACATTTGCAGAAAAGTGGGGGTGGTTTGGCGTACTTCATAGATTATGCAATGAACAGATAGTAAATTTGGAACCGATAACAAAATTGATGTTATTAGATTGTTTAACGTGGCTTAGTTATGAAACAGATTTAAGTTCACAAAATAAAATTAAAAGAGATGGCGGTATATAGCAAGACATATTTAAACTTAATCAATAAGATCAGAGGATTGGGTGAACAGCATAAATTCATTCACACAACTACTGTTGGTGATATTTATGATGTGGATTTAAGTAAAGAAACTATATTTCCGTTAATGCATATAAACCCCGTAAATGTAGAGACAGGCTACAGCCAATTGACATATAACTTTCAAATATTTGTTTGTGATTTAGTTTCAGAGAAAAAAGATTGGGAGCCAAATATATCAGTTGGTACTAATACTAATGTAGAAGATGTTTTTTCTGATAATCTATCTAATGAAATTGATGTATATAATGACACACTACAAACTTGTGTTGATTTAGTGAGCATATTTAGAAATAGTAAATGGCAATCTCAATTGAATAGTAACATAAATGATCCCGAATATTTTACTGAAGGAGAATATACATTTGAGCCATTCACAGAACGTTTTGATAATTTACTTACGGGGTGGGTATTCACTTTAAATGTAACGGTGCATAATGAGTTTCAGACTTGTGATATACCAATGTAATGAGTTTTAGAATAGGAAAATTAATAATACAAATAGGTTGGAAGAAGTTTAAAATAACTTATCAATTATGAAGGCAAAGAATTTAGAACGATACTTAGAAAGTTTTGGTAAATATATAGTTAAGCAAGCAAGGACTAATCTAACTAAAGGAAAAAAGAATGTTAGTAAAGACCTTTACAATTCAATAAAATTTGAAGTAGAAACTGAATCAAATGGAGATTTTACCGTACAGTTCATGATGGATTATTATGGGCAGTTTGTAGATAAAGGAGTTTCAGGAAATAAGAAAAAAAGAACCTATAAAGATTGGAAGGGTAAAACAGTTTCAACTCCTTATAAATATACCACCAAGCAACCGCCTTCAAGCGTCTTGACAAAGTGGATTCAAATGCGTGGCATTAAAGGAAGGGATAGTAAAACAGGTAGGTTTATTAGTAATAAAACGTTAGCGTTCCTAATTGGGCGTAAAATTAAGCGAGACGGTATTAAAGGCATTAGCTTTTTTCAAAGACCTTTGCAGTTAGCTATGAAAAAATTCCCAAAAGATTATGCTCAAGCATTAAAAAAAGATATTATAGAAACTTTAAAAACCAAATAAAATGGCAGTAACAATTTCAATAGACCAAGAACCTTTATATGAATTAGCACCTGTTGGCTTTCCGTTGATTTGGGTTGTATCAGATGCTACTGTAGTGGCTAATTATTTCAATGTAAGTTATGCCGCAGAAGTATATATTTCAAAAGTACCTGTTACTTTCTTAGCTTCTGAATTAGTGGGTACTTTTAAAACAACACCTAATAATGCAGGGAGTGGAATATTTGATTTCAGTTCAATAGTTGAATCATACGTAAAGGCTGATAATTTAGCATACCTACAAGCACAATTTAAAGCTAATCCTGTTGCTACGGCAACTGATACATTTCCTATTCATTTGATCAATAAATATTCAAGGAATACAAACAGCATAGTTTATCTGAAAATAAGGTTTGTTGCTTATGGAGCAACCTTAACTAATGAAGCACCTGTACAAATAAATGATAAAGAAGATTCAGCTGAAAGACAGATGTTTAATGCTTATATAAAAGAAACAGATAATATAGATTCTAATTCATTTAATTACTTTGGTTTTGATACTAATATTTTTCATCAGGAAGCGATAGTTGTAGCAGGTGATAAATTAGGGGAATTATATACTAATGCACCTTATGAACAAGATATATTTGAAAACGATTACCATACTATTGGATTTAATTCAGTAGATCAAGGAGCTACAAACAGGTGGACAGAAGCAAGATTTACGTTTTTTGATGGTGCAACTAATTTAGGATTTGATACTATTTCTAGGACATTTACTAATGGGGCTTGGACTACTTATGCTGACTCAGCGGGAGAAAATTTATGTTTTGTTGGAGTAGGTCCTGCAAATTTAAAATCTTGGAGTACAGTTTATAATGGCTATCTAACAGCGGGAACAACGGTTACTCATTATACAGTTGCATTTGTTAAGGCGGGAGCGGTTGATGTAATGCAATCAAGTAGATTTAACATAAAATGTAATTCATTGAAGGGATATGAACCTATTAGACTTTGTTGGTTAAACCAATGGGGGTGTTGGGATTATTTCACATTTAATATGAAATCAATTAAGTCTATAAAAACAAACGGTAGCACTTATGATCAATTAGAAGGAACTTGGAATGAAGCTATTTACAGAATGGATTCTTATAAAGGAGGTAAAAAATCCTTTAGAGTTAATGCAAATGATATGATAAGAATAAATACAGATTTTGTAAATGAAGATAAGTCTGTAATGTTTGAAGAACTAATAAACAGTCCTGAAATTTACATATTAGAAGGCTATCAAACTGACACTACTAATTCAAGTTTCAATAAGTATATAACACCCGTACGCTTGACAACATCTAGCTTCACGACTAAGACTGTTGCAAATGATAAATTGATTCAATACACTTTAGAAGTTGAAAAGAGTAAAACACTTAGAACACAATCAGTATAATGAGCGTACAACTTATAGTATATCCTCAAAGTTATAACGGAGTATTTAATGCTTTTTCAGGCTCAACAACTGAACTGATTGTTGGTGGTATTAATTTTGCAGGAATAGATAATACTTCAATATACGAAACTAATTCAGCAACACCTTATCTTGATGTTATAAATGGAGCATTTCCTTTAGTTGTTAATACTTGGTATCGTTACAGAAGTAGTATAGTAGGCACACCCGCATATCCAATTTCTAACGGACCCAATGTTGTATTAGATTCTTTAGGAAATGGAAGTACAGAACCAACAGGTATATACCAAAGAATAGGTCCTTTAGTTATTGGAGCTAGTTACAATATTACATTAGATGTTGCTTCAGGTGGTCAAGCGGCTAATGGAAGTTTTCTTTTTAAAATATTTGACTATCAAACGCCTCAAGGGAGTGTAACAACTTTTTCAACTGCTACTGCAACTACAATAACTAAAACCTTTACAGCTACATTATCGAATATGACTATAATGTGTAATTTCTATTCTACGGCTGAGGAAGATTTCACTATAAGTAATATATCAGTTCAGCCTGTAAGTGGTGCAACGGTAGGAAGCCCAACAGTTGAGAGTGGCGAGGTGCTACTAGACCTATATGAAGATGAGAATTTACCATTAACTTTGAGTGTAGATGACTTTAAAAATGTAGCTGAAAAAGTACAATCATATTCTAAGGCATTTAATATTCCTGAAACAAAAAGAAACAAAAGAATCTTCAATCAAATATTTGAAGTAACAAGAGAATATGACGGTTACATATTTAATCCTTATAATAAAACCCAATGCGTTTTAAAGCAAGATGGCTTCACGCTGTTTAAGGGCTTTTTAAGGCTGTTAGAAGTAGTAGAAAAAGATAAAGAGGTTAGCTATAACATTAACCTATATTCTGAAGTAGTGGCTTTAAAAGATATAATTGGAAATAGAACATTCGCTGATTTAGATTTTTCTGAATTAGACCACGATTATCAGAAAGATAATATACAAAAGAGTTGGAATGAAAATTCACCCGCAAATGGAATAGTTTATACCAATGCTAATACATCAGGATTTAGAGATGCTAACAGTACCGTAAAATATCCTTTTGTTGATTGGGAACACCAATACACAAATAGTTCAGGAAATCCTGTTTTGGAGTATTTAGATAGCACATTCCGTCCTTGGATAAATATAAAATATTTGATAGACAGAATATTTAATGCACCTAATATTCCTTTTACATACACATCTAATTTCTTTAATGAAGTTGAATTTAACAGATTGTATATGGATTTTAATTGGGGTTCGGCAACACCACCTGAAACAGGAAGTGGAAGCTTGGCAAGTGGCGACCCTCAAATTTATTCAAATGGAAATTGGCAAAATCTACAATGGTATAATGATAGCTTTCCTGATGCAGCGGGCTATGATGCTTCACTTGGGTATTTCACGTGTCCTACTGATGGAACAACTTACACAATAGATTATGATTTTGAGATTACTAACGGTTCACTTACTTTAGCTCCTAATTTACAATTAGAAATTGATATTAATAATACTACAGGTATTCCTGACATAACGATTGCTAGTTGGGGAATGCAGATTTCACCCGCAATTCATTCATTTACAGGAAGTGCAAGTTTCACACTTAATGCGGGTGATACTTGGGCTATAAATATGAAGGCTACTACTACTGCTTCATATCAAAGTTTATCTATTTTAAATGTTACTACAAATATTACTAAAGTTACGAGTAATTCCTTACTACAAACTTTAAGAGGAGAAACAAATCAATGGGATTTTATTAAAGGTCTTTTGACTATGTTTAATTTGGTAACACTTCCTGACCCTAATAATGATACTAATATAATTATAGAACCTTATGCTGACGTATTTGTAAGGAATACAATAGGCACAACTTTAGCAGCTAGAAGTATTCAGCATAATTGGACTGAAAAAATTGATGTTAGTCAAATAAAATTAAAACCATTAATAGATCTAAATAAAAAAACCATTTTCAAATATGAAGAAGATGACGAGGACTATAATTTTAATGTATATAAAGAAGCTACTTCAGGATATTTATATGGCAGTAAAGAATATGATGCAGGAAATGAATTTAACATATTAGTTGGTGAAGATGAGATAGTTGCTTCTCCTTTTGCAGCTACATTGATAAGACCTTTATTACCTAGCTTGAATGAATTAATTGTACCCGTAATTTATAGCTATAATCCTGATGACGGAACATCTTCAGGTTATGACAATTTACCTCGCATTCTTTATAATGTAGGTAAAAAAACTATGACAGCAACTACTTATTTTATTCCCGCTCAAAATGGAGGTGCTTCAGCAAATGAATCTAATTATTTGCAGTTTGCTCATATAACAACTGTACCTACTAGCTTAACTACTGTTGATTATAATTTTGGAGAATGTCAATTAGTGCCACCTATTGGAGCACCTACTCCAAATAATTTATTTAACACTTATTGGTTGCCTTATTATTCAGAACTTTACAATCCAAATACAAGGATTATGACTATAAATGTAAACCTTAGTCCTTCAGATATTAATACCTTTAAATTCAATGATAAAGTTATGATTAAAAACAGAGTATTTAGAGTTAATAAAATAGACTACAAGCCAAAAGATTTATCAATTGTTGAATTTATATTAATACCATAATGGCTATACCATTCATATCAGGACTTAACGTTAGACCTTCTTCAGTTTTGGAGAGTGGAATTGTTAATTTTGAAACACAGATTCAAGAAGGAGATGTAAAAATTTTTGTGGAAATAAAACCGAATCAATTACAATGTGAAGCCTACGGATATACCTATAATAAGGCTACAGGAACTTGTTCTATATTTAGACACAATATTGATGTAGCAACTACATTTGATAATATAAATAATAACACGCAAGGTCCAAGAAATAATGTAGCTAATGGAGTAGATAATACTTATGTAATGGGTGAAGAAAATACCTTAGAAACTTTAACAAAGAAACAAAAAGTAAATAGAAGTAAT